TGTTAACTCTGTGTTTCCGTTCAAAAACTGCAGAATGATTAACTCCAAAGCAGAGGCAAAATCAAAAGGGACTTTTTCAAATTTAGAAGCCAACTCTCCGAATTGCTCAAATACTGCAAGGTCTTTGTCGTCATCCCAACCAAAAGGATTGTGATTGCAATTAGAATGTGAAGACATTGCAACGGTGTCGCTCATGCCTAACTCTCTTCTTGCCTCAGCTTGTGAGATAATTCCTTTCTCAAAAAGTTGGATGTAATCTAAACCGATAGGAGGCTTGTTTTTAGTTTTTAGGGTTACAGGCGTAATAAACTTAAAAATAGAAGTTAACGCTCTATCCATTTGGTTCTGACGTGGCTCAATGTATGCAGTTTGGAAAGCCTCGTAAGATTCTATTAGTTCTGAACGCCCACCAAGTTGCCCTTCTGTTTTGATTCCAAACAACATCGGAGATGTCACACGATGAGCCATCAAGATTTCTTGCTGCACAGTTTGGTTCAGCAAGTCAAACTGCTTGTCAAAATCAGATGGTGCTAAGTTGTTAACGACAGACGGAGTTTCGTTAGGATCGTTAAACTGAATGATTATAGAACCTGCGTTATCTGTTCCGCTAAAGTTCTCTTTGAATCTCTTAATTGTCTGACGCATTTCTTCAGGAGTAGGAACGCCTTTAAAGAGTTGTAAGAGAGTTTGAGCAGAGAAACCACTCTTTATACTATTAAGGTGAAAATTTGCAATCTCAGTGTCTATTTCGATGTATTTTAAAGCACTCTGATACGGTGCAGTCGGGTACTCGCCTTGACCTGCTTTGTACATTTTAAAATAGTACAACTGCTTGTTCTCACGAGTGATTGGATTCCAGCAATAATAATAAATAGGATCTAACTTTCTATCTGACCAATCCTCAGCATACCAATAGTGACCGTCCAAAGAAATACGAACATTTTGAAAAGGTAAGTGATAAATCTCAGCTATGGAGGTTTTCGCCTTGTTCCAAATAATTTCTAGAGCGAATCCGTCAAAGAGTTCAAGGTCAGCAGCAATCTTTGCTTTAACGTCATCAAATGACTCGTAAGAGTTAATTGAAGCAAGTCTATCATTTGCAATTGTTAGTTGCTCTGTGTTGTTTGCTATTACCTCAGTTTTGTCACCTGCTATATATTGAGCCTTTTGAGATACTAATGCCCCATGTTTAGGAGAACTGTTGTAAAGGTCAATAAGCATTTGTGGGTACTTGTTATCAGTACCGTAAGTGATATAGTTCTTTGCCTTATTTTCTTTGAAAACAGGTATCTTGCTTTCGGCAAAGTTTATTCTTGCAAATTCTGTCATCTTCCTTGTGCGTTATATGGTTTACTTGATTTGTGTTTATTCTTATGTTTGGTGTGCCGTCTGAGTTTTTTAGTTGGCTTTGCTTTAAATAAGTTAATCTGCTGTTTTGCCATCTTTTGAAAATAAAAGTAGTAAACCTCCACCAATAAATGCCGTAAACTCAGTTAATGTTGCTTTTTCAAACCACACAAGTAAAAAGCCTACGCCCATAACTCCTAAGCCTAAAGCAGTAGATTTCCAATTTTTAAAAATACGGTCAATCATTTGCGTAATTTTTTAATGTAGTAAATAGCACCAAGTAAGCCTGTAACTATTGCGATAATTCCACCTATTGCCGAAATGATAGGATTCCAAGTAGTAGCGATAGAGCTAAAAGCACCTACAAAGGATGTTGTAGTTAAAGCATTAGCGGTTGTATCAGTTAGCTTCATCGAATGGGTTAGGTTGGATTACTTCAAATTCTGTTGGCTCTCCTAAAATAGGCAGTAAAGATTCGTCAAAAGTTATATAGTAAAATTGCGGCTCGTTAAGTTCTGCAAAGTTGTAATCTACCCAATGTTGAGTAATATCATCTGGGCTTTTAGGGATGCCGTAATATTCGTCACATTGTTGACGGGCTGCGATTGCTTCTGTTTCGATATGATATTTGTAGCCTTTATAAACCATAATATGTTTTTATATTATTCTCTAATCCTGTTTGATTTGAAAATTCATTTGTAGCGTATATTATTGCTTCGGATAATTTACCATCTAAATTAACTGGATTACCCTCACCGCTTAAAGACCTAAAAATAAAATTATTATTATTAATTATGTTAAATGATGCACCTAAAATGCTTGTATTTTTATACATACTTATAGATTGTGTATTATTTCTATAAATTGATAATAAAGCAAAGTTTAACCCAAATCCAACATTGGAAAAACCAAAAGCAGAACTTGCCGCATGATAAGATATATTTACATCTTGATATATTCCATAACTTCCTTGAACACCTGGTGTTACTGATCCAAAAATTTCTTTCTGATAAGAATCAAATTTTACTACTCCAAACATTGAATAAATTTTTAACAAATTTAAATCTGCAGAAATTTTTAATTCTTGAGTTGATGTGTGGTCAATTGTTGGTTTACCATTTTCTAAAATAACACTCCCGCCACTAACTATTTGTGGTTGGTTTGCAGCCGTGCTTTGTGTTGCATCATAGCCGTTAACACTTTGGTCGTACCACGTTGTTACAAATCCATTTGTACCGCTGCAAAAACTTGTAAGTGAAGATGTATCAAGTACATTATCAACAAAGCCAATATTTTGCTCAGTATTATCAGAAGCCCTACGCACACGAATAGCACTACCCGTGTATGCTATTCTTAATTTGCGTAATGAATAGGCAGCCGCTGCATTTGGATAATCGTCAAGTAAACCAATAAAGCCAAAATTTTCACTACCAATCAATCCTAACTGCGTTGGTAACTGCCCAGCGTATAATTTATCGCCAAACAATTTATCATTAAAACCTCTAAAAATACCAAAATCAGGCATTAATAATCTCCTTTAATTGCAAAAATGTTAATTCCGTCAGTTACTGCAACCGTAATTCCTACTAAAACTTTTTGACCGCTTTTTAATTGTAGGTCTGAGTATGCAGCCACTGCTCTTTGTGATGTTGTTGTTGTTCCTGCAGTAATAGCAGCCATTGCAATTTCATCGTATAATTTAGGGCTTGTTCCGCTTGTATTAGTAATAAAAATCAAAACGCTTGTAGCAACATTTGAACCTGCTGCCTTTGCTCCTATCTGAGTGATTTTAGTTCCATCAGTAGTAGCAGTTAATAGTTCAACAAGGTTAGTTGTAGTCGCTCCTGTTCTATCTGTAGTTGCAGCCGTTACCGTTACTATTTTAGTTTCGGGTACAAGTGCGAAAATTGGTGATGTATTTGCAGCCATTAGTAGTTATAGAATAAATATAGATTGCCTCCTGTTGATGGAGGGATTGGTAGATTTGTTAAATTGCTTCCGTCAACCGATGGAAGTTTAGCAGATGCGTCTAATTGAACAAGTTTATTTGCAGCGTTAAATGTATTGCCTTGCGTTGTAACCAAAGAAGATAGCCTTGCGTCAGCTAATGTGCCACTTGTTATATTCGATGCGTTTGTAGTGTCTACGTTTGCGACATTTGATAAACCTACTTGCGTTTTAGTAACTGCGTGAGGATTATTTGTATCAGCAACGTGAGTAGTAAGCGTTGTAAGGTTTGCAGTTATCTGAGCCTGTAATTTACCAAATGCAATTAAAACTGAATCAGTAGCAGAAATAACCGCATTTGTAACTAATGATAAACCTGTTAAAACTACTGCTCTAACTCTTGCAGCCGTGAAGTACTCGTTTGTGCCTTCGTTTATGTCCGTTGTAGTTAAAACAACTGCACCTGTTTTTGTGTTAACGCTCTGAACATTACCTTGAGATGCTATTGTAATAGTTTGTAAAGCATCGTTAAAAGTAATTGAGGTGTTTGAACCTGCAATTAATGAGGCTTTTACTTTTGTATAAACTCGTGTATTTGTAAAATATAGATTTGTTCCCTCTGCTAAATTAGTTGTTGTGTTAGCTTCTAAAACCCTTTCTCCTATGTTTGCGAGATTTGTTCTCTTTGTCAGATTTTCAGAATAATCGACAATGGGAATACTATCCTGGTTTACATCGATAGTTCCAATCGGTTCAAGTTGTGAGATTTTCTGATTACCCATAATAACTAACTATTCGTCCTCCTTGTTCTAATTGTAAAAAGTCGTTACTCTCAGTCATAAGAAAGAAAGCAGATAAAGCGTCAACATCATAAATCTCTTTAGTCAGATCAACTTGCCTCTCAAAGCCTATGCTTCTTTGCGTAACAAAGATTTCTTTATCAAGGTTTACTTGATGCTCTTTGCCTATTGGTCTTTCTGATATGTAAATCTTCTTACTCAACTACGTAAAATAATTCTTCGTTAATCAATGGTAACACTTTAAATATCCCTGTTTCCACCACTTCATCAGCGTTGTTTGGGTTGGTATTATTCGGAGAAATCTGAGCATAAATAGTGTAAAGATGCTCTCCAACGTCTAAAGTAGTTGCGTCTGTATCTCCTTCAGTAAAATTAAACTTATTGTACCTATCTTTGTAGTTTGAAGTGTCCGCTAAGATGAAGTTTTTAAAAGTATCTGTTTGACGAGATTTAAGGCTAAATAAATAAGTAGGATTGG